ACTAAATTGCCAAAATCAGATGCACGTGCTGTCAACATATAATCAGTGCTTAATACCATATCATTTGCAATGATTTGTGATGGCATGTCAAGAATACCTAAACCGGTAACGGCGCCAGCAGTACAACTGACGCCGAAATCGTTTAGAAAACCAAGCAGGTTTTCAATTATAGCCATTAGCCGTACTTCTTAAGGCCGTAACCAACGCAAGTAACAGCACTAGATGCATTGCCGGTTTCAGCAGTACAGCTCAACCGTACATAACGCTTTAATGCGTCACGGTTTAATGTAAGCACTTCTTTATACGCAGCATTAGCAATGGCAGTAAATGAGCCACCGGTAGCTGCTGTATAAGCGCTGTTATCATCTGATTCTTCAATGCGAAAGGTCAGATCAGCGCTGGCGCCAGCAGCAGTGCCAAGCAAAATTACTTGGATGTCGCCGTCATAATCTTTAAGATCAACGCCAGTTTGGTTGCCTGTAGCTGTAATGGTCGTTGTAGCTAAAAGCGTAAAATGCTCTAGCTTTTCAAGTGTCTGTTGAAATAACATTGCGGGTTCTCCGTTTGGGTGGTTGGGGATCTGGTTCTGGATCTACAGCAATCGTAGCTGTAATTGCTTTGCCAATACCAATTAATAATTGAGCATCAGCATTGCTTGCCTCAACGGTGGAGCCAGCCCTTACGAGCTGGCCGCCTACCATCGTGGTCTTAGTGACCTGGATTAGCATCAGAGCGTATCAGCGCCGCGACAGAAGCCTTCAGGATGGCGAACAGCAAAGTCCACATCTTGTAGTGCTACCACACGTACAGTGCCGCTTGTGCTATGGGTGTAAGGATCAACAGTTAGATCCAACCCAGACCACATGCCCATGATCAATTGAGACCACACAGCAAAGAAAACATCGCCGCTAGCTACTTGGTTGCTAACAGCAGCGTTATAACCGTTAACAGTCCCGCCTGGTTCAAAAATAAACTGAGCGGTGCTTGATGCTTTTTCTGCGGTCTTCAGTGACCCACGCATTGATGCATTCATCAAATACGACATGGCGCCAATGTCTGCGTTGTCAGCAGCAATTGCACTTTCCATGCTCACCACTTCAGCATATGTAGGCACTGCACCGCCAAAGTTAACTGTATTGATGCCGGTTGTTAGCTTGATGCCTAAAGGCTGGTTGGTATTACCCAAACCATACAAACCAACGCGGTCAATCTCAAGTGCCAATACAGTAGCTAGATCCTGACGGATCATTTGCTCTACATCAATGCTGGATTGCAGCATCAACTTACGGCTGTAATCAGTAAACGCACCACATGTCTTAGGTGACATGTTGACTTGATCAACAGTTTGGTTGCTTTCAGTAGGTGCGCCAGACTCAGCTACCCAGTAAGCAGTAGCAGCACCAGTTTGACGTGGGATTGCAACGTTACCGCTAAGGCCAGTCAACGATGCAACGCCAAGGCCAGCTAATGCTGAACGGTTGCGCAACAGCTCAATAAAGCTGCCGGGGCGAAAATCAACGCCAACCAAGTTACCAGCAGCAGACGCAGTGCCTACTACCAAGTCGCGACGCAATACATCATTAGGCACCATGATGCCTTGTGCTGTTTTGCCTGCTTTAGCAGCAGCAGCATCAGAACACTCGCGTTCAAATGCAGCAGCTTCTTGCATCCGGCGATCACTAGGATTAGCCAATGCATTGATCGCACGCTGGAAAGAAAACTCACGGCTTTCTTTTGCAGTAAGGCCGATGTCAGCAGCTTTTTCAGCTACTGGCTCTACCTTGGCGCCGATCTTATCTAGTACAGCAGCACGGGCTTCATCTAGGCTGCGGCCACTATCAATGAGTTGCCGAGCAGTGTCAGCCATGTTGTGCTTGTCGCATAATGCGGTGATTGCGGAAATCCGGCTGCGTTCGGCTTTAGTAGCCTCCTGCACCGCCGCAACGTCAGGCGTGTTGTCCATAATCTCCATGGTTTGAGGTTGTTGTTGTGGTTGAACGTCGAGCGAACGCCCAACGCCGACCGTTGGGTCTGCTGGTATGCTAACAACACTTATCTCATGTGCATTCCAATTGGTAGCAACAAAGCTATCTTCGCGATGTTCCATTTCGTTTATTTGATAGCCAAATGATACATTACGCAGCACTTTATCTTTTACATCACGCAATACCTCTTGCGCAAATGGATTTTGGCTAAACCGCACTGACACATACCCACGGCGGTCTTCATCATTAATCCAACCGCGCTCTACTACACCAATAACGCGATCTGGGTCATGGTTAAACAATAACGGTGCGCCATCATTTAAACGGCTTAGGTCAGCAGCGCCTGCATCATGGCTAAGCACTTCATTGCCAAAATAACGTGATACCGGATATTCAGAGCTAAATGGAAATTCCATTGTCCGCTCGTCATCAGCTAAAGCAAAAATTGCTGGCTGTGACCTGATCATCATTTCGTTGTCGTTAGTCATCGGAGTCATCCTCATCGGGTGGGGCGGTAGGCGGCACCTGGATGGCACCATCATCATCTACCTGTGTTGGGTCTGTATCAACCACAATACCCATTTCAGCTAATTTTTGCAGCTCCGCTTGACGTTGCAACAATAGCTCATCTAAGTCACCGCCTTGCTCAGCCACAATTTGGCCTAGTGTTTTGAAGCCACACCTAACCGCATCCTTATACGCTGATACCTCTTTTACTGGATCAACCCATGCCCAGCCGCGTGGCATCCACCTAGCCATTTTAAATCTATTAGGTGCTTGCTCATAGCCTTGCAGTGATAAGGCCCCGCTTAATACCGCCATATCCATCCATATATCAAAAATACGCTGGTGGAAATTTTTGATCATCCAATCTTGTAGAATCCGCCAGTGGTCACGATCTTCAAGCAAACTTAACCGGCTAGAGCTGTAATTAGTTTGGCTAAAATCACGGCTTACCGTTTCATAGCTACAGCCAATACCAGCCGCCATTGCACGTAACATTGCGCGTAAAAATGGCTCAAACTGTCCATCTGGTGCATCTAGCTGCGGCACCGTTACAGTTTCACCCGGTTGCAAATACTTAAATACACCTGGCTCAAACTGGCTAACACGCTCGCCATCCATTACATCATCACCTTGCAGCTCGCCTTCTGGGCTAGTAACAAAACCCATCAAGCTGCTAGCTGCACGCGCACGGATTACCTCCGCCTCCTCATAGCCCTGCAAATGATGTAACCGCTGTATAGCAGATGCAAACCACGTAGCGCCACGTGTTTGGCCCGGGCGGTCCATGCGATATAAATGGATTACATCAGCCGCTAATACACGGTTATGACGTTGTGATGAAATCTGTTGGTTACTAAACTGATAGTCACCAGGGTGATATGCCAAAAAGTGATAAGCAATCGGGCGGCCCCAGCGGTCAACCTCAACGCCCATCCGTATCTCATTACCCTGCAAGCTACGGCCATTAAGGCCATCATCTAATTGATCAGCTTCTATTATCTCAAGCGCTAATGGTATTGGTGAACCGCTAAATGATTGCTTTACTAGCCGCACAAATACTTCACCGCTTTCTGCAATACTACGGATAAGTAACCTTTCAATATCACTAAAGCATAACTTACCACCAGTATGGCAATACTCTGCATATGACCATTCGTGCCACAATGATTCAATTGCATCATTGATAGGTTTATCTAATTTATTACCACGCAGCATCCGCACTTGTGACTGAAACGGTATGCCCTGACCAATTACATTACCTTCAATAGCACGTAACGCTTGCCTTGCGTAATCATTGTCACGGCATAATTGCCTAGCGCGATCACGTAGCTTTTGTGCTGAGCCATATACTTCACTATCAGCGCTTGTATTACCAGTTACCCAGTCAGCAGTAAGACGGCTAAATTTAGCGCCTTGATACATGCGTCTGCGTGGCTTTGTAGCGCCACTTTGCAACCAGCTAAAAATTGTAGAACGAATGCCCATTAGAAACGCACGAATAGATTGTGTGGGTTACCCAAGCCTTGCGCTTGGAGTGATGCCGCTTGCTCGCGCTTGACCTCAGCCTTTAGCTTACTTTCAAGTTGGATTAAATCAACCAAATCATATTTCTTTAAATTACGTGTGCCGATCCGATATTCCTGCACCACGCCGCCAGATACAATCGCCCTGATCGCAGCCTTTACTGCATCTAGGTCAATCTCCGCTTGGCTGCGGCCATCAAATGCACCAGGTGTGCTGGTATAGCTCATCGCTGCCTGCACTTGCAGTTGCCCAGCGCCTAACGTCAGCTTTTCCGTGCTATAAGTCGCAATCGCCTGCCAGTACCATTGCCCAGCATCAAAACCAGCACTGGTGCCAGTAGCAATCGTAAATTCCCACCCAGACCCAAAAGCTGTCCCAACAACTGTCGCCGCCTCAGCCGCTACATTCGCACGCAAATAATATGTCAACACCCATGTAGCGCTGGTAATCGCATTGCCAAACCCGTCCGCCGCCGCATCATCACGCCATTTAATGGTGTCTCCTGCCCTAACCTGTGCTGGAATGTTCACCAGTTACTAACAAAGGGTTTGCTTGATTTTAGCACCGCCTTGGCTTTTGGCTTGCTTTCTAGCCGCCGCTCTAATTGATCCCATATTGTTCGCCTGTCATATCGCTGATATAACCAGTTCAAACCGGCATACGCATATACCAAGCAATCCAACGCTTCATTACGCGCACCGGGTTTCTTTACCCATTCACGTACCGGGAACCCTTTTACATACTTCAACGCCTGCTTTTCTGCTGTTAATTGCTCAAAATATTCCGCTGGTGTGCCCATATGAAAATGCAACGCCTCATTATGTTTTAACCGCGCAAACAATGTTGTTTTTATGGTATCACCGCCAACTGGATATACTAATGCGCCACGCTTTAATTGTTGGCCCTTGCTATTAATGTCAACCTTAGCAGCCTTACCAATTGGCGCTTTACCGCGTTGGCTTTGGCCTTTAATTGCAATTACATTTTGCCTGCCGCGTTCTCTTGCATATTGATAAACTTCAGCCGTTGCATGGCCGCCACTATCAACACAAACTGCATCTGGCCTAAACCCACCGCCATTAGCATGTGGCCATTCACGTAACAACAACTCATCTAGCTGCTTCCATACATCAGCACGGCATGGATCACCAAATATCTCTTGGTGATGCACTAACCATCCTTCCTCCTCACGGCCCCACGCCCATACACTAATAGCTAAGCGGTCGCCAATACTGCCGCCACCACCTTGTACGTCAACACCTACAGTCAATGCCCATGCATCTGCTGGTATAATGCCAGGTTCATAATGTTCACATTTATCTATTAACCCAGCAGCATCTACCTTACTAGCATAATCTTCCTCCCATGTCTCAGCCAATCTAGTATTAACAAAGCTCTTAAGCATTGGTGCATCAGATTTTGCACGTAAAAAGTCGTCAACCATATCAGCCCAACTAAGCCATCCTAACGGTGAGTACAAACCCGATAATTGGAAACCAGCCGTCTTGCCATCAAATGGTGCTGTAGCTCGCCATTCACCTTCGCGTAACATCATTGGTTTATGTATATCACTAAATCTCTCGCCGCAATGCTCGCATTCATATTGGGCAGTATTAGGATCATTGTTTTCCCATTTAAGTTGTGACCATTTCAGCCATTCCTTTACGCCACACTTAGGGCACGGCACATAAAAACGCCGCTGGTCACTACGTAAATACTCAGCTTCAATACGGCTAAAATCTTTTACCGTTGGTGTGCTAGTAAGTAAAATCTTACGCCTTGCAAATGTAGTAGCACGTTTCTCCGCCAAGCTAACAGGATCACCCTCGCCATCTACATCAGCAGGAAACGCATCAACCTCATCCATAAAAATATAACGGCATGGTGTAGACCGCAACCCAGTTGCGCTATTGGCACCAGTAAGCAGCATCATCCC